TTTACGATAACAATAAGGTTTGATTTATTCTCAATAATACTTTCTATTTCAAAAAACTGTTTAATTACATTTTCCCACCATTCTTTATTCTCTACTATAAGATGTGTATTAACTCCATCCTCAAATGCCTTTATTGCCGGCTGTGTTGATATTACAAAATATCCATATTTTTTAATACATCTCTGTAAATCATTTAATACAAGAAATAAATAATCAGGTTCGATATGTTCAAGTACATCAATACATGTAACCATATCGGCACACCTTGCCTCTTCGTCTTTCCCTGGTATTGCAGGATCATATTCCCATATCGGAAATGGTAGGTTTTTTGCAAGATAACTTTTTCCACAACCATAATCTAAAAGACTTTTTGCATCAATACTATTATACAGGTTAAGTACATCATTAAAATGCCTTTCTGCACTTACTCCATACATAAGATTGGTATCATGAAGTTTCTTATTCCTTTCCCTGTGCATATCACTTATAAGAAAAGGTTTATTAACTCCTATTGCTACTTCGTTTATTTCAGGATTCTTTATCCAGTCTTTTGCCATATCCTGTACTAAACCATCTCCATAAAATGTAGCCTGTATGTCACGTATCTGATTTAATTCAGTAAATGTCTGTCTTGCTACCTCAAGCATTGAAGGAGTAACGATATATTCTTTCCCTTTATATTCTGTAAGAAAATCTTTCTTTATTGAGTTAGGATGATGCGAGGCATGTGTATTGCCATCTCTTTTATTACCATCCATGCCAAATACATGAAAATCCCAGAATCCAAGAAATCTTGCTATTGTAAACATTCTTAACCCTACTGAAGCACCACCTGTCATACACCAATCACCCCTGGGCAGCAATCTGAATCCTTCATCATAGGTATCAAATACGTGCCATAACTTAATATTTACTTCATGTTTCAATAACCAGTTAAAATATTCCGGATGACATGCTGATGCTATAAGGTATTCTGTTTCTTTATTAGGCACTCCAAGTAATTCTATTTTATGCACGCGAGGATCCACTTCAAGATGATGCGTAGGAATAATACCATGATCTATAAGAAACTTATGACTGCCTGAACATGTCATTACATACTTAAAATTTTTTATTTGTTCCCATGTATCGTTAAGCGAAGGACCAAAAGCAACAAGTGCTATCTTGTCATCTCTTTTGTCCCATACTGGTTCAATACGTCCTTTAATACGATTTATCGAATGTCTTATCTGTTCATCGCGAATCCAAAGAGGGATGCAATATTTAAGATCACGTTTCTCTTCTAATACTAATTTCTCCATTATAATGCTGCTCCTACTTTAAATACTCTAAGATATGATCCTTTTAACACATTTCATCTTAGGTATATATAAGATCCATATTATTGAAGTCAAGAATTCTTATTATTCTGCCGTAAATATTATTTACTCTTGCTGCAGTAGTTGTTAATATTGCACTTTTTAATGCATTGAGTAATCCATTACATAATTCAATATGCTTAAGATATTCATCAGCAACAGTTGATTCATCCATCTCTGCAAATATTGCATACATTTTATCAAGTGCTATTTCCACGTTTGAATAAACAAATGGAGTAAAATCATTTGAATGTAATGGTGTTGATGTTCCTGCAGCATCATCAGCAACCCATGTTGCTATTATATAGAAAGTGCCAGCATCAATATATCCGACATCATATGTTCCATCATAATTAGTTGTTCCTGCTATTGTAACTTTCATTCCAGCTACTAATAAATGTGCTGCAGATGTAACCTTTACTGCACCTGCTACAGTACCACTATAATCTTCAAATTTTGTTATGTTAGTTGCTGTCATCCATACATTATATGTTACTGAATAGTAACCATCAGGCCATTCACCTGTTATATCAGTAAATACTATATCATCTGTTATAGGATCAGCAGCAGCTATTAACGCTTGTACATCAAGTGTTGTCGTTGATCCATTAGGATCAGTTACTTCCAATTCAGCTGCAGTAACATCTGTTGAATCAAGTCCTGCAACTCCATCCCATTTTGTACCATCACCAGTATCAGGACCTGTAGTGTCACTAAAACGTAATACTGTTGATCTTGTCAATACCTGTAGGTCTATCTCTGGTGTAAACATTGCTTTGTAATTTAAGAGTTAAAAAATAAATGCATGATAGGGATTGGAATCACCGACCCCAATCCCATAACATGCATGAGGATATTAGTAACTGGCCAAGAGCGTTGCACCAGTAAATGCATTCAATATATCAATGATTATATCGTTTGCATCGTTGTTATCAGCACTTGTATGCAGTGCTATGATAAGCTGTTTTGGATTATGACCAGGACCACCAATAGATTCTGTATTGCTCTTTGATGCCCATGTGAGATTGATCTGCCTGTATGTACCTGAAGCCTCAACCCTTGAAGTGTAAGCTTTGTACATATAATCACCGCGATATTTCTCACCTGATTCACCATTACAGAACCATTCAAGATCCCTTATCTGATTCTCAAGTCCCTGACCAAGAGCAGAAGCAGTTGTATAAGTAACTACTGTAGAACCACAATCAAGTAGACCTACTGTAAATGATACTTTCTGCCATGCCCTTCTTCCAAGTACCCATGTAGGAGCAATACCATCAAGCCTGATACCAAAGTTACCAATATTGGCAGCAGGAATGGTAGATACAGCACTGTTTGCATTATAAGTACCACTTGCGCCTGTTACAGGACGATCAAGTTCCAGTACTGTTCCAGAAGGAGCAGAAATAACCTTATATACACTTGATCCAAGTGCTACTGCACCATTGGCATCAGCAGCAGTACCAAGTCGTACATAATCACCAACTGCAGTTACAACACCGCCAGCAGTAGACCAATCAGCTGCAGTCGTAATATATTTACTACCATTAACAACTGTAACGTTATGATCACAACGATCATTATTTACAAGAGCAGTTGAATTGATAACCCTTACTGTTACTGTTTCCTCTGGTTGTTTTGAAAGTGATAACCTGAGATTTGTTTCCAAACCAAAAGCAACTTCACTCTGAGTAGCAGAAGCAGATGAACGAAACATTACATCTACTGTTTCCTGTCTGCCCTGACCTGTACGACCAAGCTGGGTAAAACGAAGATTTACTTTGTAAACATTATCATTGATAACAGAGATAGAGTTACCTGCTCCTGTATAACCAATGTATGTTACCTGTTCTGCAGCAGCTGCAGTTTCCAAACCACTGAATGAAATAAGATCATCAGCTTTAATGAGATCTGAATACACCAGTTTTGTCCCATAACGTCCTACAAGACGGATACCATGCGAGAGCGCCCTTGCATTGGTAAGCACTGTAGCAGCATCAAGAACAAGATTCTGGTCATTACATACTGAAAATGCACCATCATCCAAATCCGCATACGAATTGATGTAGGCTGCACCTGCTGTTACAGGGGCCGAAGAATCCGATCCCATCACCAGCAAATTGAGAATGTGTGACTGTTCCATGTTTACATGCGTTTTTAATTAATACTTAGTTTCAATAAAAATCCATTTTCAAGAACCGTACCGTTATCAATCTTTACCATTGGACGTGACATAGCAAGTGCGGAAGCGCACTTTGTTAGACTATCATATTCCGCTATAAGTGTACCATTTTTAAAACAGTATACTTTTTTGGAAATTACACTACCACTTTTATTTTCATCAGGAGTTTCCTCTTTCTTACTCTGAAGAGATAATGTATTTTGAATCCTTAATCTTGTTGATCTGTTCATGATTGTTTCTGTTTTGATTCATTACTAAGGTTACTTAAATATGTATATGCTGCTTTTAAAGCTATCTCTTCATGTACTGATGAATCTATCTCTATTGTTGTACCTGATATAAAATCAATAGGTGTTATCTTCTTTAAATAACGTGCAGTATACGATGCAAGAGTAGTACCATAAGGAATAAGAAGTTCTAATCTACCACTCATGATATTCATTCTCCATATTGCTTCTTCATCATCAGGCTGCAGGAATGGATTATTAAGATTAACTGCAATCATATTATGTTTTATAGGTATTATCTTTACCGGTGCCGCAAGAGCATTGCCATTACAATCAGTTGTATTAAGTACTGCACTTTCCTTTATTATATATTGTAATACCGTTTCTCCTGGTCCTGCAGCATAATATCCTACAAACTTTCCTGTTACATTATTTGTTGTGATAGGAGTAAATGATGTAACATTATAATCTGCAATAAGCGGTGCCAGTATTCTGCTTATACGTTCTGTTATCTCAAACTTCTCCGCAGGATTAATAAGACTATCATATTTCTCTGTGACATACTTTTGATATTCCCAGTTAATATGATCCTCTATAATGGTTGAAAGCACCGGATGTACGATGCCAAACTTTTCAACCTCAACATTAAACCGATGCTGTAACTCGTAAACTGTCATACTACTTTATTTATCATTGCATCTGTCTGTAAACTACCACTTGACTCATTAGGATTAAATACTTTCTTAGCAAGGTTTACTGCTGTATTAACAATCCTGTCATGTAGCATTAAATCAACCTCTGAATCAACACCTGCAGTTATTAATACAGGTTTTTTAACATACTCAAGATACACATCTGATGCTCCTGAAAATGTAGTCAGTGAATCATGTATAATAGTAAATGTATCATGCGTATCTTCATATATGCGTGGATTTAAAAGTATAACCCTATTGATAGCACTGTTTACATATTTACCTGACTCTTCTTTCCTTATAAGTATATTATCAACCCAATCTGCAGGATTAATAACTTTAAATGTTGCTCTTGTTACCTTACTCTTGGAACTTATAAAACCAATATATTCTTCAGTTCCACCTCTTGTATATGTTCTTGTATTACCATAAGTAAGACCAGCTGTGGAGCTACCAAGCTGGTTTACTATAAGGTTTGATATCCATGTGTGCCTTCTGAGTTGTATCTCTTTCTGCACTTCAAGTATCTGAGCCTGGTTTAAGAGGACAAGGATTTCCTCATCCTCATAACCGGGACCCTCTAGGTTAATTAACCTTAAATGCTGATATCATTTCAGCTGTTGTCATTCAGCTTTTTTGTTTCTTGTGTTTTTTGCTTTTACTGGTTCTTTCGTTTTCAATTCTTCAAAAGCTTTCTGCAATTCTTCATTCTTCTTTTTGAGTTCATTGTTTTCCTCAATAAGTGTATTGTTTTTAAGAATCGTTTCTTTAGTTGCTTCTTCAATCTTCTTCATCCTTTCCAGTATCTCTGTACCTTCCTGATGTGATTCTTTCAAATCAGCTCTTACTTCTTTACGAACCTCTTTAATAACTACATTCTCAATGTCATCAAGTTTCCCTATTATAGATAAACGTATATTGTTATTGCGTTCATCTTTAAGATAAGCTATAAGGCCATCAAGTGAGTTCTTTGATGTAGGCTCTCCAAATACTGTAAATGTCATACCATCGCGATGAATAAGACCATTGTTGATTGCTTTCTGAACCAGTACCTTTGTTTCAAAATCAGGATCAGTCATTATATTAAGGAACGTTCCTGTCTTTTCCTCAATGATTCTTCCAATCTCTCCCCTCAGATAATCAATTCCAGGATTGTTAGGCAGCCTCTTTGCTTCTTTATCGGTAAGATAATAGATCCAAAGAAAATCTGACATCTTCTTTGCCGATCCATCTATCTTTCCAAATAACATATAGGCATCCTTTTTAACATCAATCTTCTGATTTTTAATCTTATCTTCTTCCCCTTCAAATACAAGAGCAAACTTATAAGTACCTTTATCATACCTTTCAGTAAATGACGGTGCTATTGATTCAAGATTCACTTCAAGTATCTTATAGGAGATAAAGTCACCAACATTTGATAAATCAAGAAACTTACCATTTTTATCAATCCATACTGTTCTGTTAATCCAAAAGTTCTCTTTCTCTTTCTTGTTGATATTAAGATCATCACCATTTTTAAATCCGAGTTCTCTTGCTATCTGGTCCTTCTCTGCATCTGTCAAATCCTGTAATGGATCAATTAACTGACCTGATCTTGCATAACGCGGAACTACATATTCTTGCTTTGCACCAGAGTTCATGAAGATAGAGTCGCTGTTTTCCGGAAGCCAATCACTTGTCCTTCGGATTGGCTCTACCTTCACTCTTCCCTGACGTAAAAAACCTTTTCTTCTTTTTGTTAATGATTCTAGCATTAAAGTTTCCATACTGCTACATTTTTTAAATTAATAACTTTTTATGCCAGAACTGATGGACGGATTGTTGCACATCTTGTAGGATCCTTAACCATGACACCACCAACAAAAGCACGGTGAATGGTATAACCATCTTTACCTGTACTCATGAAGCGTTTTGGCATGTTAGGCTGGAATGGATCACGAAGACCGGGTTCCATACCCATGATATCTTCTGCTCCTTCCTGATATACAGGACGAATGTTATCTTCTCCACCTACCTTGCCTACGTTAAGAATCTGATACTCGTATGATTTTGCAACTCCTTTTCCTGACGGATGCATCACTTTATTCCTTTCCTTGTCATCATATGCTGAATCAACAAGTACGGTTACAATGCTTCCATCCGGACTTTTGTACTCAAGGAAATTATCTTTAATGCCAAATCCACCGCTAACGTCATAGATAAATTTATCTGTTGACAGAGGTGTATAAAGCATTGAGTAATCCTTAAGTGCAAGATGCCATGCATAAGCACCCCATTTACCTGTACGCATTACTACCCTGCGTGTCTCACCATAACCTTTTTCATTATCTGTAAGGTCCATGATATGTTCTGTGAGCCATTTAATGTCAAGTTCGTAACCGTTATAGTATGAGATATTGCTTGATTCTATCTGCTGCTCAAGACCTGCACCCTGCTCAATAGTAAATCCGGAAAGATCCTTCTGCAGGAATTTTCCATCATCAGTCCTGTTGAGTGTCGCAAAGTTGATAAGCTTATCCTTCATATCCTGAAACTGCATCTCAAATTCCCAGTCAGCATACTGTGTCCATGTGGTCATGTATTTAATGGAACCATTCTCATCTACTGCAGGCCATGAGAAAGCAACAGGTCTGTTGATCATATTGCCTGGTCTGGTATCTTCCATCCTTATCATGGAGAATACGTTCTTCATTGCAAATGGACTGGTGTAGTTAGGTGTTCCACCTTTTACTGAAAGAGTTTTTGAAACAATGCTCCATTCTTTTGAAAACTTCTTACCGGCTACCAGTTCTTCATAAGGAATATAAAGATTCTGATCACCTGTGAAAAGTTCGCAAGTATAAAGCCACATTCCTGCTCCATAAGGTTCAGGAATAGAAACTATCCTGATAGGATAAACTGAATTCTTCTCACCTACTATTATATTGGTATCTGAGAAATACCTTTCAGGGAATACAAGCTGGAAACGTGTTCCTGCAAGACCTGCCTTTGATGTTACAGCTACTGCTGAACCATTAACAAGACATGATACTAGAGGAATATTTTTCCTTGCATCTCCCTGTAGATGCCATCTGAAATCAGCATCAGTTTTACAATAGAATGGTGTGAACTGCTTTAGTATCTGCCCAAAATTATATCCTTTATTTGCGCGATACATGAGTGTAACCAGATTGGATGTTTCAGTAGGATTCTCCTGATACAACATACCGAGATGGTTTGTAGTCACAAGACCACTAAAATCCTTCGGTTCATACTCCTGAAGTGGTGAAATAAGTTTCATGATTTCAATATTTATTTAAAGTTTGGAAAA